TATCTCGCAGTCCTCATTTTCATTTCAGGTTGACCCTGGTGGAGATGAATGGGACGACGATGAAGACGTGCCGATTAGGACCCTGCGAAGTGTCACCCTCTTCGACGTGTCGCCGGTTACCTATCCCGCCTATCTCGACACCAACTCGGGCATTGCCCAGCGCTCTCTAGAGCGCTCCCGCCAGGGACGCGTCACGCTTCCCGCCGATTACAGCGCCTTTGAATCCGAGGGGGATTCACTGCGCACCATTTATTTGACCGCACTGCTCCGGAGGGATAACTAATTGTCGTTTGTCGAGTTTGCTAAGCAGGCCCTTGAGGCCCGTGCCCGGCTTTTCGAGGAGTACAAGGCCGTCAACTCTGACGAGACCCTGACTGACGCCGATAAGCGGCAGCGTCTCGAAGCCCTCAATAAGGCCATTGAGGAAAAGGGCGAGGAAGTTAGGGACTTCACCGCTAAGGCCGAGCAGGAGGCCGAGAACCGGAATCTCGGCAACAAGCTTTCCGGCCTCTTCAAGAACACTGGTGACGCTCCGGGCGATAAGCCCAAGGACCTTGCGCGGGATTTGCTTCTCGACATTGCCAATGGCAAGCGAAACAATGTCGAGATCTTCCAGGAATCTCGCGCCAACGGCGCCAACGTTCAGGCCAGCGCCGGTACGGTCGCTAATCCGACATGGGCCGGTAATACCACCGCAATTCAGTTTGTGGCCCAGGTGCTTGAGTCCATTCGTGAGCGGTCGCCTTTCCTCAAGTATGCGTCCATGTTCACCACCGAAAACGGTGAGACGCTTCGCTATCCGGTTAAGAATGTTCGAATCGGCCCGACAAATGTTGCCAGCAACATGAGTGAAGGTCAGCAGATTTCTTTTGCTGCCGGGTCGTTCATCACCCACGACCTTCACGCATACAAGTACGGCGTTGGTACTCAGCTCAGCTACGAGCTGATGACTGACTCTGAGGTAGACATTGTTTCCATTGTCGCCCAGGACGCCGGAGAGGCAATTGCCGATCGTCTCGCGCTGGATATGCTCGCCAAGATGCAGGCCGCCGTACCGTCGACTAAGAAGATTCTTATGGGTGGCCCGGCCGCCACCACCAGCGTTAATTACGGCAATCTCATTGATACTTACCACAACCTTCGGACGGCTTATCGTCCTCAGGCCGCGTGGTACATGGGCGATTTGCAGCTTGCGGCAATTCGAAAGATTACCGATACTCAGGGTCACCCGATTTGGCAGCCTGCCGTAACCCTTGGCGCCCCGGACGTTCTCCTGGGCCGTCCGGTTTACTCGGACGCCACCCTTACCAATATTGCCAACGCCATTAACACGGACGTGGTTTGGTTTGGCGACTATTCCTGGTTCAAGATTCGCCAGGTCCGAGGAATTACCGTTTCGCGTTCTGATGAATACGCGTGGGATTCAGATATGGTCAGTTGGAAGGTCACTTGGCGCGGTGATGGCGATTTGATGGACCTTCAGGCTGTTTCTGCTCTTCGCACCGCCGCAGCCTAACCCTATCGAAAGGGAAGGAATTAATTAATTAAATGCGCGTCAGACTGATTGGCACGATCGTGGGTGTCTACGGTACCCACGTAAATCCCGGGCCAGGCACGGTCCTCGATCTTCCCCTGGAGTGGGCTCACAAGCACATCGAGCTAGGTAACGCGGTGCGGCACGATGAGGACCAGGACCAGGCCGTGAAGGCCGCCGCACGGCGGGGCCCTGGTCGGCCTCCTAAGACCGCCTAAGGAGGCCTATAGGTGCGTCTCAGGCTGGGGCGCCCCACGCCCCTTGTAGTTGATTTTGCGGACGATGAAATCCCGGTCACCGTGACCGGGGTTGGTCTGCGGATATTCCCGGGCCGTACGGCGGCCCTCACGGACCCTAATCCGGTGGCCGACATACCGGCCACCGGGTCGGGCCCCTATTCGGTTCTCTGGACCCCGCTCACGCTTGGCCTCTTCACCGGCTATTGGTATTTCACCGGTGGCTACCGCCGCATCTTTTTTGAGGTCACGGAGGCGCCCATTGTTAGCGTCAAGGACGTCCGGGCTTTCGATCCGGCCCTCAATGATCCAGTGAAATTTCCGACCGCCCTGGTAATCGCCGCCAGGGATTCGGTCGAGGAAGAATTTGAGCAAATCACCAACCGCTCTTTCACGATCCGGTCAAGGGACCTGAAGTTCACTACCTTTGGTGGGTCGTATAATGCTCCCCTTCCGGATGACGACGTGCAGCGGGTAACGGCATTTACCGTTAATGGTTCAGACGGCAGCAGCCTCATTACCCAGCTCGGCCCCGCCTGGATTGACGTTACTTTTCAGTCCGGCTTTGTGGACGTGGACACGCAGGAATTCGCGATGCTTTACGCGGCCGAATACGACTGCGAACTTGTCTATGAGTACGGCATGAGTCCGCCACCGGCCGACGTGCGGCGGGCCGCACTCCTCCGAATCCGCGATGTTCTTGTCAGCATCAATTCGGCGATCCCGGACAGGGCAACCACCTTCCAGGTAACCGAATTTGGAACCTACTCCCTGGCCACAGCTGGCCGAAATGGCTTTGACACTGGCCTTCCGGAAGTAGACGCGATTCTCTCGCGCTACAAGTCCGGTAATCGGTGGGCGGTGTAATGACTTCAGCCCTTGCCGCTAAGGCCACAATCATTACCCAGATTCAGGCACTCCCCGGCCTTTCGGATTACACGGTGACATGGGGAATGCCGAAGGTGCCCCCTGGCAAGTGGATTCTTGTTGGCAGGATCACCTATCAGAATTCCTCTTGGAAGACTAATCGCCAGTATGAGGAAAACTACGATATCGAGATTGGCATTAATGCCATTCTTCCGGCCGGATCAGCCCAGGATGCAGAGACGGAGGTAGTTCGGGCCCAGAGCCTGATCTGGTCGGCCATTACGGCCGATCCGTCCCTAGGGGGCCTGGCAGTATCCAGCCTTCCAACGCCACAGCACGTGTCTTCCTGGCCCTCGCCGACCGGCATGGAAGGCCAGGCCGCCGGGCACGTGAGCGTGACGGCACGGCAGGCCCGATAAGGCCTCTGGCCGCCCTTCTGGCGGCCCTTTCCTACGACAGAGAGGAATTCATTGGATGTGACCTATACGGGCCCCTTTGCGGGGGTCGTAATCCCTACGCTTGACGACACCATCGTCTTCGCCGGGAACACGATCACTGTCCCCGACGACCTTGGGGCCAGTCTCGTTGCCCGGGGCGATTTCACGCCCGTTCCACCGGCCCCGCCGGTTGTACCGTCCAATCCTCCGCCCCCGCCACCACAGGTCATTCCTACGGCCCCGGATAGCCCTCCGCCGGTAACGCCGGACCCGGCTCCGGCTCAGGCTCCATCTGCCGGTAGCGGGGTGACCGCCTAATGAGTGTTTTTGATTCCTATATCGCCGCTGCTTCCGAAACCAGCTACGGCACAGCCGCAACCGTAAATAGGTTCTTTGAGCTATCCAAGGAATCTGTTAGCGGGAAGTGGGACCGAATTGACTCTAAGGCCCTTCAGCAGGGCCAGCGCGTTTTGTCCTCCGGCCGCTTTGGCGTAAACCCCAAGGGCGCCGACGGAACCCTTGATCTTGAGGTTCTGGACAAGGGTTTCGCCTTTTGGCTTCAGTACATGCTCGGAAACGTCGCGGTCGGCACTAAGGACGCCAACAACTATACGACTTTCACGGGCACCATTGCCGACCTTTCCGGCAAGTCCTTCACGCTCGAAATTGGCCGGGCCGACGTAAACGGCGGCCTAAATCTTTTCCAGTACCCTGGCGGCAAGATTAAGACATGGGAGATCAAGAACGCGGTTGATGGCATTCTTGAGCTTGCCCTAGAGCTTTCCTTTCAGAAGGAGCTAATCCGTGCGGGCTCCCCCGCTACCGTGACTTACCCTGTCGGCGCAAAGTTGTTTACGTGGCAGGGTGGCACGGTCACTCTCGGCGGTACTCAGATTCCAATTCACGATATCTCCGTTAAGGGCAATAACGCCCTGAAGGAGGATAGGTTTTCTATCGGCTACGGTCGACGGGAGCCGCGCGAAGAGAAGATGCGAGAAATCAGCTTTGACCTTAAGGGCGATTTTGAGAACCTGAACATTTACAACCAGGTCTCCTCCGCCACCGCTTCCGGCGCCCTGGCAAGCATTGTTCTCAACTGGACCGGGGTGACTGCCGGTGGCGCCACCCCTGCCATTACCGTGACCCTTCCTGCGGCTCGAATTGATGGCGCCGTGCCTCACGTGGAAAATGCCAAGCTGCCCGAACTTCAGATGACCGGCAAGGCATTGGACCCGGGCACCGGGGCTATTACCGTCACCTATTACTCGACTGATACGGCTATCTGATTGGCCCGGCAGAGGACCGGGCCTCGGGGCAGTTTCGGCGGAAAGAATTTTCTCAAGGTAGACGCAACCGCGTTTACCGACCTGTTGGCCGAAATAAAGGCCTTCGAGGATGACATTCCCGAGATTATGAGGCTGACCGAAACCCAGGTTGCCGAGCAACTAATCAGCAAGGCAAAGAAGCGTGCTGGTCAGCTCGGCCACGTTGCGCCTAAGGCCGCCGAATCTCTACGGGTGGTGGATTCCTCAAAGCAGAGCATCCGGATTATGTACGGTGGCAACGAGTGGCCTTATGCCATGGGTGCCGAATTCGGATCAAACCACTTCCACCAGTTCAGGTCTTATCGCATGGCCGGATATTTTGTCGGCCAGGCCGTATATGAGACTCAGAATTACGGCCTTGAGGAAACGTTTTATCAGGCCTTCTCCACGGCCGTTGACGAATATTTCAGCTAGGAGGCATTTTGAAGATTGTTGTAGACCCCAGCGCTCTTACCCTCGGGGACATGGTTGATTTTCAGAAGGCAACCGGGGAATCTGTGGCAGAGGCTTTCGAGCCACGCGTGAAGCGGGATAAGACCACGGGCGAGATTGTTAAGGACGGTCGGGGTCGCCCGATCAAGATTCAGTCCATTGACCCGCTGCACCTGGTCACGCTGGTATGGCTGACCGCCCGCAAGACTAATCCCGGATTCAGCTTTGAGGACGCCATGAATTGGCCGGTTTCTGAGCTGGACCTTACCAGCGTTGAGGAGTCTGACCCAAAAGGCTGACCGAGCTTAAGGGATATGCCTCCTTCTGCCAGTTTTATGGGATTGGCTATGAGGAGCTAATGCGAATGCCGCTAGACGTGTATGCGGCTTTTCGTGAATACCAGCAGGAAGCTATACAAAGGGGGTGATCTCTGCCGTCTGGCACTAAGTCTCTTGAAATCGTGGTTGGCGGCAACGCCGAATCGGCTGTCTTGGCTTTCTACTCCTTGGGCTACAAGGCCGAGGAGGCAGGCAAGAAGGTGGCCGACTCAATGGAATCCGCCGCACGGCCATTTACCTCTATCGCCGACAAGGGCCGTGCCATGGCGACCAGCATTGGTACATCGCTTGCAGAAACGGCTGAGCGCTTTACCGGCATCAAGGTCAATGCCGAAGAGATGGGCAATACCCTCAAGTCGGCCGCCGACAAGGCCATTACCGGCCTTAAGGATCTGGCTTCTCAAGCCGTAAAGACCGGTGAGAAGGTAGAACTTTCCGGCCATAAGGCCGAGGAGGCCGAGGGTCGGTTTGCCAAATTCGGCGAGCTTTTCGCCATGACTGGCGGAATGATGGGCCTCGCATTTGGCGCCGAGGAGCTGGGCAAGAAATTCTTTGAGCTGGGCACCGAGTATGAGCAAAACCTGAATCTGGTTGAGGCTCTGACTAAGGGCAATGATGACAACTCCATGTCCATGGCCCAGATTAAGAACTATCTCAACTCGAATGCCACAGAGTTTGCAAAGTATGGCTATTCGGTTGCACAAGCTTCCGATGCTTATGCGGTAATGATTAA